TCTGCATCATCAGAAGCTGCACTAGCACTATCTGCTGCATTTGTTTCAGACGTAGACGCTGCCGAGGCACTACTTGCAGCATTTGTTTCTGATGTTGATGCAGCACTAGCAGAACTAGCTGCTGCTGTCTCTGATGAAGCTGCATTAGTTTCACTTGTATCTGCCGCACTTGCACTTGATGCGGCTGCTGTCTCACTACTTGATGCTGCACTTGCAGAGCCTGCCGCTGCTGTAGCACTTGCATCAGCTTTAGCATTCCAGTGCTTAGAAGAATAATCATCAACCTCGTCACCGCCATTCTCGTCAGGAATTAAATCATCTTCTGCACGATTTGCCCATTGTTGTGCATCATCAGCGTATTGTTCTGTATCAGCCGCTGCTGCAACAACAGTGCCAATGTCAAGTGCAGACCAATATGTAGGATTAGCTGTGCGATCTTCTTCAAACGTTGTAGGAAGTGCTGCGGTTGTATGACTGACTAAGCATTCGTAAAGGACATTTGAAGAACTGTCCATGTAGAAGTCACCAGCCACAACTGCTGTGCTATTTAGCCATACACCTTTAATTCCTGTAACACCCAAGAGAGACTTAAAAAGTCCATCAAGAATGTCAAAGTTTTCATACATATCGTCATGCCAAGGTGACGTATCAAAATCGGGCTTAATCAAGCCAATGTTATCTGTGCGGGTCATATCAAAGTAACTCCATCTTGGACAAGCATTGTAAGAGAGTTCATCAAAAGCTTAGAACGCACGGAGCCTTTGATCCTTATTTTTACGATCTTAAAGTTCACAGGCAGACCGTAAGACCTTTCTCCTGATGCACGACGACCACCGCCAAAACCAGCAGCTTCTTCGCCGAAACCTCCAATACCTGACGCAACCATTTCAAGCGATAGCGCAGGATTGTCGTTACCTTCACTATCTTTACGAATTTTATCTGTATAAATCTCAACAGTGAAGTGTGCATCACCTTCAAAGTCTCCAATCATACGAAGAAGTTTCTTTGTCTTAGAACGTTGCCCTGCATCATTCCAAGGAAGTTCCCAATCAATTTCAACAGCATCGCCATCGGGATTTGCGTCTGTAATGAAGTCAGCATAAAATTCTTCATCATCAAATACGTCATTGCCGTAGAGCCAGACTTTATCATCTTTAATAAGAAACACACGATTTAGATCAGTAGAACAGCCACCAGTAAAAGACCAGCCTGTTACTGTATTCCAACAAGAGCGTTTCTTTAGATTTTTAGAATAACTGAACTCATAAATACTGACACTATCATCAGGAAAATGTAGAAAGAAAAACATTTTCTTTTTCAGATAATCGACAACACAAAATGATTTGTTATCATCTTGATCAACATTCGGCAAAAGACTTACAAGATCATCATCAATGTTTTCAGAAAGTCCATCTGTTTCAAATGCTTCATTAAAAACAGCTTGACTTGCTGTAAGAACTCCATTCGTTGACATAAACACAAGGTCTTTACGACTTGCAATTTTTGCTTTGTGGTTGATAATACCTGTCTCGTCAACGGTATCAGCAACTCGTGGAACATGATTACCAGAACCATCATATTCACCAAGAACAACGACAATGAAAACATCTTCAAAGAAAACTACAAGACGATTTCTAAAAGATGCCAATCCCTTAATCTTGTTACTACCACGGCCAACATAAGAACCAAGATTAAAGGTTGTGCTGTCGTTTGGATCAGCATCACCGAGCCATGTGCCAGACGTGCCTTTATTTGAAATAATCAAATCTTGGTTATCTGTTACATTGCTTATAACACAATAGTCACTTACCGTTGTGATGTATTTACCTATCGGAGTGTTAATATTTGAACCGGATGCTGCATCTTGGAGATATGTTACATCATGATCACTATCAATAATAACAGGTTTATCAACGTTGTTACAAACAATAAGATCGCCATTCATTTCTGTAAAAGAAATATGACTAATTGGATCAGCCCATCCAGACGGTGTATCAGGTAAAGCATTTGCAATGGTTTCGTTCCAGATTGCTGTAACAGTTCCGTCACTTGTAACTTTTTCTATTGTCCCATCAACAAGAAAAACAATCAGAGCACCATTGAAATATGTAATATCAATAGCGTTAGCACTCACAGTCGCAAATAGTTGCGTGCCAAAACGATTAATCAATCCATATCTTTCATGCAAAGTCATATTCTGCAACTTCACAGAGAAACGGCTTGATACTTTTGTTTCACTATCAACAGTTTGCAAACCGCCAGAGAAATCCTGAACGGTTGCAGGTCGCACAGGGTTACGTTTAGCGCGACGCCCTTTCATGCTATTGAATGCTCTGGTCATTAACTTTCATCCGCAACTGTGAAACGGCTCGGACCTGTTTTCTTATAAACAGAAACAGCGGCAGTTTCATTGTGTGTCAAATCTTCATAACGTTGTTCAAACAAAGCATATTGAACATCTTGACTTGCAGGGTTCATTCCTTCACTTGAAAGAAGAAGCCACGACAAATAATGTGTCATAGCTACGCCATCAAAAGGAATAATACTGCTATCTAGAGGAAATCCTTCTGGTGTGCGTCTTGCTCGAACCATAATCTTAAAAGTGCTATCTAGTGGATATACTTGAAACAGTTTTGTTTGATACTGTTCATGATCCCAAGAAAGCGTATCATAAGCCGGACGAGAATAGCTTGCTTCGTATGTCTCACCATTAAGAAAGAAAAGCTTGTCTCTATTTTCATAAGGATATTCTCTTATCCATTGAATATCTTCAATAGACGAAACAAGAGACATACCACCACTATCTGTGATAACTCCTGTTGATCCATCAAGTTCATGGATAGTATTCTTCATTAGATGCGGCCAAAAACGTTTTTCCGCAAGAGTATCGAAAGCAAGAATGATCTTGCTTTCGATTTGAGGCTCGGTAAAGAGTTGAACATTTGTCCCGGAGACAAGACCAATCTCCGTAACAACCGCATTAACAAGCTGCTGGCGTGTAAGAAATCTCATATCTTGTCTCCAGTTAAAAGTGCTAAACGTTACATACGTTGTAACGCTTAACCTTGTGCCACACCGTAGAGGCCACCTGCGCTGTTCGGATTGAACTTAACCACCATTTCAACACGTGTTTCACCATCAAGAGTAGTTGCAGGCGCAACCGTGCCACGTGTATCACCAGTAGTGGCGGTAGCAGGATCAGTGGTAACAGCCGTGGTATGAGCAGGCGCAGTGTCAGGAACTCCATCAGCATATTCCTCCAAAATATCAGAGACAACAAAAGGCAGGCCCAACTCGGTGCCGTAACCAATCGAAATGTCACCAGCCAGATCGGAGGCAGTGACAATCTTGTCAATGTATTTGAAAGCTTTTGCGCCTTCCACAGTGCCTGCCGTGCAAGTGATAGTTTCTGTCATGTGCTGATTAAGATAATCACGCCCATGAATAGTCACATCACCTGCATCATCAGACAGAACCTTGAGGATACGACCAAACAAATCTTCATCCACAAGTTGCGGACCATCCCATCCAAGATCAGCAGGAAGATATTCAGTAGATGCAGTCACAGTGAAGGCATCAAGAAAATCATCCGCTGCCGAAACAGACGGTGTGCCAAAATCAACAAGACCTTGCATAGTCTCGTCAAGTTGTGCATGTTGCTCCATGTTTGCAACATACAACGATGCAAGAACATCGTAGGGTGTAGGGACAGAAATTTTCATGCGGCTTCTCCTTCAAAAGCTTGCGGTGCAGCATCCTTAATCCAAATACTTTCATTGGAAATAATCGCAGAACGCGGCACAGGCTCGCCACCTTTCTGACGACAACGCGACACAATAGATTGCTCCATCATCATCCAGTATTTAGCACGTTCCTGTTCAGACATAGCAAACTTATACTTGCCTGCAATAGAACCGGTGTCGTCAACTGCACGAAGATTAAGAACTTCTGGACGTTCAAGAAAGCCTTTCCGTTCAGCAGTTTTCATCGCCATAACTTGCGATGTGCCATTCGGAAAGAAAACAATTACCGGGTCTTTTACTTTAGAAACGGTTTGTTTGTTTGTTCCTTCTTTTGCATCCCACTTTGTTTTTGTAGTTTCAATGTCTCCCGTTACATCCCTTGTAACAAAGGCAAGCATTGCACCACCGAGGTCTTGACCAAACATATAAAAATCTCCTTATGCGTTGTTAGACACAAGTGCATGGGTGCGGTATTGCTTCCAAGCACAAAGCTGCATTTCCATGATATAACGCTTACCAATCACGTCTTGATCATACGGTGCAGCAAGGTCTTTCATTTTCATATTTGCGGTCTTGAGAATATGCATCATAAGTTCATTCTCATTGATGAAGTAACAGATATTCGGGTCCATTTCTTCGTCATAGATGATCGGAATTTCTTGATGTGTTGTTCCAGTAAGACCAAGATTAGCAAGCTTCTGACCAAATTGAGTTTGTCCAAGCTGAATAGTCGTTTTATCACGAGTAGCAGCGCGGTGCATATTCATGATATTACGACCAGCAAAGATAACAGTTACCTTGCCTTCATCATTGTTCAGATCAAGCAGGATATCATCAAAAGTTTCTTCAATGTTATCCTTAGTCAGAGCACCACCATACGCATAAACAGACGGACGGAAATACGGCTCATTTGCCAGATTGATACCACCAACAGTCCCAGAAGTGTTGACTTCGGGAATGAGGTTGCCAAGACCAAGAGGATGCTTACCAGAGTTAGTCCCAACAGCTTTCTGACGTTGATACTTCTTGATAGCAATCTCAAGTGCTTGCATCTTTGCGGCAGCAATATCCACAATCTTAGCAGCACCAGCGTTTTCGTCAATCTCTTGATCGGAGATAACATAGGTGCCGACAATACGTGTCATGGAGTATGCAACCGTATCCAGTTCACTGGAACGTGCAACAGGAACGTTGTCATAGTAAGTTGCAGGCCCAACGTTCGGGTTGCCGCCAACAAGGATCGGGTTATCAATGTCAGGACCGCCATCTTCCATTTTGATGCTTTTCGCAGCAGAAAGATACGAATATACACCGCCGGGCAAGATAGCAGCAATACGCAGCTTTTTCATGCTACGTTGAGCCATTGCGTGAATAAGATCATTAGGTTTCGTCATGTCAGTTCATCCTTAATACTGTTTGCAATTTCACTGAAAGACATATTTGTGTAGTCAGTTGTTGGAGGACTTACACGCTTTCGAGGTTGTTGCTGTTGTTGTTGCTGTGTGTCGGAATTATCCGATTGAGAGTTCTTTACATTGGTTGTAAAAGCGTTCTGTTCTTCTTGCTCTTGAAGTTTTCTTTGGTGACGCAAAAGGCCATACCAAAGCTCTTGCAAAGATGCATTCGGAAATTTCTTCTTGGCTTGGGCCAAGACAGACACATGCTGTGTTGCTTCGGGATAATCTGACAGAAACTTTTTGGCTTCTTTAACTGCGTCTTGTTGCAGTTGTTTAAGGTCTGGTTCTGTCTGGGTGGAGTTGTTTTGTGCGCTCATTGCCTGTCTTACAATGTCTGTCATTGTTGCAGGATCAAAGCCGCCTTGAACTCCTAGGCTCTTTATATCTATACCATCTGACGCAGCCTTTGTCAATAGCTTTTTCAAGCCTTCAATGGGATTTTCTTTGTATGCTTTCATATAATTGATAGCATCATTTACTTCTGCAACGTCCATTCCTGTGCGTTCAGAAATAGATTTCATTTCAGGACTGTTTTTCTGTTCGTTATAAGCATTATAAAGCTGTTGAAACTTCTGACCTAACTTTGATTTTTCAATCGCAGCTTCTTCAAGCTTATCACGGGCTTCACGTCCTTCACGCTTTACTTTTTCAAAATGTTCACGTGCTTTGCCTGACGCAGCAACAATTGTCCCATCAGCCAAGACAAGATTACCACTATCATCTTCACCAAGAAAACGATCAAGTGCCGCAACCTGCTTCTTATCAGTTTGCTGCGTTTGTTGTTGTGTCTGTTGTTGATTAGTGGATTTATCGTCTTGATTAGTTTGTTGTTGCTTTTGTTTATCTTCTTCTGCTTTCTTCTTATCAGCAGCAGCCTTTGCTTCTTTCTCTTTATCTTTACGCTTCTGTTGTGCTTCATTTTCTGCTTCACGTTCTTCGGGTGATGCAGTCATATCAAGCAGATCATTCTCAAGCTTCTCACGATGATCCACAGAGGTGGAAACATTTTCCTGTTCTTTTGCAGTCTTTACATCGTTTGTAAGATCACTTGTGTCAACTTCGACAGGCTTATTGCCTCCATCGACAGCATCAGCGATTTCTTTCATAAAGTCGTCAGACATTGGTATTACCTTTCATGTTCTGTTGAGGCGGTTGGTTCTGTGTCGAAACACCTTTCTGCATAGCCGCCATACCTTCTTCTTCTAGCACAGACAGGTCTTTGTCACTGACAAGGTTCGGAGAGAAAACATTTCTCAAAAGTTTCGTCACAATGCCAAGGACGGTTCTCGGTGCAGCTGTGCCAAACTGACCAAGCATCTGGATAATTTGCATTGCTTCCTTTTTCTTATTTGAAGAAGAAGCTTTCTCAATACTACCTGCTTCAATAGTAAATGCAAATTGTGAGTTAAAATCATCAACACTCATAGTTGGAAGTTTATCTACAACATCCTTACTTACAACCGATGTAAGAGGCAGCTTGTCAGACATTACAACAACAATTTCTGTAATTGACCACATTACCTGTGCAACTACTTCTTCGATTGGGTCCATAAAAGAACTTATCCGTGCTTCCGTCTGTTGAGAATAAGCATCAACAGCATCTGATACTGTATTAGTCCGAAACTCTCCACCACGTAGCGCAGAAGAAATCCGTGACGTTCTATCAATTGCTCCCGTATACCTATCATTGTTCAACAATTCATTTGCTTGCGCAATAGGGAGAACAAAAGGTTTAAGAGCGTCCATCAATTGTTTTTCATCATCACGAAGTTTAACTCCAATTGCTTTATACTCATTTGTGCGTCGGTTCATTTCATTAAAAACTTTGTCAACTTCCTTCTTGTCAATTGCTTGAGAATTATACAAGAAAGTGCTGAAAGCATTCACACGAAGTTGAGCAATTTGTTGATTGGTGCTGTTAACTTCTTCTTGAAACGGATGATAATATGCAACTTCACTATAGCGAGGCAAACCTTTACTACTCGGAGAAAACGCAAGAAAGTGATGAGGAAAGAAACGAGACAATTTCATTTCATCCTCAAACACCCAGATAGGCATTTCCCATTGATCTTTCATGTAAAGATAAATACGCCGAGTTGTTTTATCATAAACCCAAACACAAGCTACACGTCCTTCCTGCAAAACAGAGCGTTCTTCATCAGGAATTTCAGGCATAATCTCTTCAAGAATTTGTTCTTTAACTGTTGATGCAGAATTTTTACTTACAGCCTTTGACGTATATTCAACAGTAGATTTATACTTAAAGAACCAAATATTTTCTGCTTCATTGTATTCCATATATTCAGACTTGAGCAAACCTTCATCAATCATTTCAAGTTCAAACAAATAATCAGCGTCTGACAAATCTTCCATTGTCGAGTTCGGATCAATCATGACATTAAACGGTGATGGAGTTGTTATTTTTACACCAGCATCTTGACGAGTTTGCAGTTCATCGTAAAGCTTACCAAGCAAAGTCATAAGCGTAGCAATATCATCACCTTCGTCTGCTTCACGAATTTTATTTTCTGTCAAGTTATAAAGCTTAGTAGCTTCGGAACGACTGCCTTTAAACGCTTTGTTATGCACCTTAATAATACCATGATTAGTAAGATGTGTGTATAGAATAAGACGCAACACATGAGGCCGTAGATTAAGTCCACGACCATTTGCTTTGTTTACAAACTTTGTAATAAATGTTGAAAGTGCTTTTGCTTGTTCTTTCTGGGCCTCTTCTTCTGATGTAAACTCTCCTGACGGATTTTGCATATAAGTAAAGTCCATCAACGATTGAGTAATAGAACGCACAAAGTTTTCCTTTGCGTAACCACATTGCTCATAATCACTAGACGAACCATCTTCAAAGAAAGCATTAAAAGCTTTTTTCCATTCATCATGATAAGCTTTATAGTATTCTTTACAAAGCTTGTAACGTTCTTCAAAAACCTTTCCAAGCTGATCAGGAATAGGAATAGCATTCTCTGACAGAAGCTTGGTATTATTCAAGACTTCTTCAAAGGACTCTTCTGTTTCAACAATGCCGATTTCTCTGGCAAGGTTTAATTTCTCTGCATCTGTTGTTGCCATATCGGAAACTCTCCATTGTAAAGGTGAACATTTGACATAAGTTCACGAATATCAGGCACATATGAAAGCATATATTTCAATGTATCCATTGCGTGGTCATTTTCATCACGAGGCTTATCAACTCTTTCAAAGCCACTACTCATTTGCCAGAAGTATGATTGAAATTCATCAGCAATCCACGATAAGTGATCTGCAAAATAAATCAAACAACCGTTCATTTCTCCAGTCTCAAAATTAATAAAATCATCAACAGATAAATATGTCGCTACCTTTGCAATGCCACTAGTAATATTATTCTGTCCCGGTCGAAGCATTAAATCATATCCATCTTGGAGAAGTGATTTAATAGTTGTGGACATTTTACCTTGTTGATTAACAACTGTTTTCTTAAAAATAGCTGGATCAGCCAAGATAGGTTTATCAATATTGATGTATGGATAATATGCAAGACGCATTTCAAATATCTTATCACCAATCTGATCAATACTCATACCCGGTGCATAGAAACCGTCAAGAATAAATACACGTCCTAGATAATCTCGAAAGCCTATCATGTAGCAAGAAGGCACAACATTTCCATAATCAAAACCTTCAATAGCTTCTGGTTTAAGTCCTTTATAACTAAGTTCCATTGCATAATCCATGATCCGTTTTTTCGAAATCATGTGTTTTGCAGGATTAAACATAGGATACACAAGACCTTCAAATGCTCCCCATTCTCCGCCTACATAACGGTCATAGAACTGACCTGTGTAAGCACTTTCCAAAGTCTTAATAAAGTCCTCTGGAAGATTATGCTTATTCTCGTGTGTAGGTGCTTCAAACAAGTCAATGAGAGGTTTACCATCACTATCAACAATAAGATCGGGATGAATACTTCCGTTCTTCTTATACTGCGTCATGGGTTTAATCAATTTATGAAAAACCCAATTAAAAGACGGGTTCGCCGTAAGCATAAGCCAACGCGGCCCAGATGCAGGCATTGTTTCATCTGTGCCTTTGTAAGCAGTGCTGCCACGCAAACGGCCAAGAAGATCAAGAAAGTCTTTGTAAGTAATTTCAGGATTTTCAATCTGGTCTACAACAGCCCAATCATAAGTAGCGGAGAGAAGGTTAGAACTTGTTTGTCCATCTGCTGCTGCTGATTTACCTTTCTGTTTAATGTAACGAAAGTTAATCTTACTGCCATTCTTAAAGATCATCGTGTTATCTGCCATTGTAGGAAAGCGTTTAACAGATGAAGGAGGAACCCACTTATAAACTTCTTCACGAATAGTATCATTCAATTGTGAATAAGTAGCCATTGCAATAATACCATTACATCCCGGATATGATTTAACAAGTTGCAAGGCTTTGACAACAGCACCCGCAGTCTTGCCATTGCCAAATCCACCACCAATGATTTGAATTTTGTTGCGCGATGCTTGAAACGCTTCATGCATCCCACCACGTTTAATACGATACTGCGGCATTCTTTACATCCTTTGTAAAGGTTTAAGGAACGTTTGCTTGCGGAAAATTGGCTTGTTTCATTTCTTCCGCAACACCTTGACTTGATTTAAAGGCTTCAATAACCTTCTTCAAGTCCTCGTTACTGTATTCATCAGGATGCTCAAGCACCTTAGCAATTTCAGCACGAGGCATTTCCTGTTCATGGTTTAATGCTTTCATACGACGTGCTTGTGTTGCATCTTGAGGTGTAGGAACTTGTGCTTGACCAATAACATCTGCACCACCTTGACTATCAATGTTTGACAGTGTGCGCGCAGTAGTCTGTCCTTCTTTTTCAGGATAGATCACTGTCTGTCCTTGAGTTGCTTTCAATTCTTCAAGAATATCAAAGAGAGCAAGACGTTCTGCTTCTTGAGCGCCAATCTCTTGATAATCATTCTTAACCATGCTTCCTGCCATGTCTTATATCCTTTGTAAGAGATTAATCGTCGAAAGCAGCAATGCCGCCATCCATGTATTGCTTCACAGAGCCAAGGCCATCACTTGCAGCAATATCTTCAAACATTTGACGGCGTGCTTCTGGATCAAGACTATCAATAAAAGTAATTTGATCTTCTGGCAAATCTCCCATCCCAATTTCATTCACAAGATCGGACGCAGGAAGTTGAAACAGCTTATCTCCATGCTTCTTCTTTGCCATTTCAAGCTTAGCTGTATCTGCCGCAGCTTCATTGCCTTCTTTATCTGCCTGTGCAGCTTTTGCAGCAAGTTCTGCTTCAATCTCACGACCCATATCTTGATAGTCGTTCTTTACCATATTTCCAGCCATTTTACTTTCCTTTCTTCCAATTAACTTTGACTTTTTCTTTCTCTTCACCTTCATCAGTGAAAACAATTTGCAACTCGTCTTCTTGACTTCCTTGACCCATACTTGAGTTAAAGTATTGATCTGCATTCGTGCCACTACGATCAAGCACATCTTGAGCAGCTTTCAAACGCACATCATCACGCGTCTTATTATCCTGCATCATCGTGACAACGGTTGTAACAGCATCATTTGCATATGACGCGATACGTCCTTGCGTAGATGTTGCATTCGCATCAATGATATTCCGCACCATACGTTCAAACGTAAACTGTGCAGCAGGACGTTTAATAACTTTTTCAATGTGAGGAAGAGTCACACCACATACATCTGCAATGTCTGTTTCGTGCAACCCAAGCATTTTAAGAGCAATAACAAGCGATGTTGTCATTTGCTCTTGATGTTCTGTTTCTGGCAGATCGTCCTTAGTGATTTCTTTGACAGGAGCAAAGTCACGCAGACGCGTAAATGTGTAGCGTTCTTCTACGCTAGGCACATCTATTTTATCATCTGGAAGAGTGATTTGTTCGTATTTGTCACCACCGACACCTACAACAAGTGGATCACCCGGAGACGGTAGATCACTCATTTGTTCTTCTCCTTACAAGCAATGTAAAGGAACAATACGAACAAACAAGCAGAAAGTCAACAACAAACAATAACGTGAGAGGCTGGGTGCCGGGCGTGGCGGCGACTATGCGTCAGCATGTTATTTTTCTTGTTTTATATCTATTAAATAACACATTTCAGCGTGAAAGTCAAGCATTTAATTTTCACGATTTCACAAAAACAGACCGCTCTGACAAACGATGTAACAACCTCCAGAGTGGGGGACCATCCGAAGGATGCGAAACTTCCTCACAACCACAACCACTTAAACATCAACACAGATCGTTGTAGCAAACGTTGTAACGACACAGACAACGACAACAACATCAACCTTTACATAGCTTGTAACAAAGAAGCAGACAACAAAATCGTTTCGCATTGCATGTCTCGCATCGGTCGATGTTGGTGTTGATTGTTGATTGTTGGTGTTGATTATTGAATAATACGTATTAGCAAATAAAAAAAGCCAGCACAGATTTCTCTGCACTGGCTAGTTTCTGTCTTTCAACAGGGAGGAGTGAACGAGAGGAATAAGCTAAGCTATCGTTCACTATCTATGTGTAGCATAGTATATAGAGAAAGTCAATCTCCTTCGTCACCCGCGTTCAACCCGGAGTTGTAAAAACCCCGTTTTTGAAACCGGGGCGGTATCCGGGGCCTTTGGAATGCGAGTAGTTTGCAATTGCAAAGATGTAGATTGATGCAGTCGCGGTCAGTGTAACAATAATCACAGACGCGTGAACGGAATGAAACATATCAGGAAATTCTTTACAACCGATGTCAGATCGGGCAATCTTTAATCATCGAAACGACAACGGCAGACA